ATGTCATGGGGCATTCAGACATGGGATGCCAATGGCAACCCGAACAATTACGGTATTAAGCCAGTTTCCGTGGTCGGCCGTATTCCGCTGGCAGCTGGTCAGAACTCTGGTTCCTGGAGCTTCACCGTTCCATCAGGTTTTAAAGTTGGTTATGTTGTATCTCTTGATGAAGGAGGTAACAGCGTAGGGCGGAGAATTGTTGCATCAGGTAACTCAATAACTGTGACGGCCGCATCTGATACTGGACTAGGGAATTATCCGGCCTCGAAATGTGAGCTGATCGTTTTTATGGAGAAGGCATAGTGTCTGACTTTGGCGCAATGATTTTAATGGATAATGGGAATCCCTTCGTCACGCCGCAATCAACGCCTTTCTGCCTTTACGGGAAATACTCATTTAATTCCTCAGCTAATGGCAGTTCCCAGCAGGTGGCGCAATATCTTTCGGTGCCTGCCGATTATCCGGTAATGGTCTTCATAAAAACGACTGATACTGCGCAACCGACTCCAGTCATGTCATATCGCGTAGGAGGAAATGTCTATGTTAGTGGCGTTAATCCCTATAACCAGAGCTTTACGCTGACAGCATATGTATTTGCAATTTTTCCACAAACACTTCCTGCATGGGGATTTGCTATCTGGGATGCCTCCGGGAAGCTTGTACTGACGAACGAATCAAGGGTCCTTTCTGATCTGCAAACTGTGGGAACACCGGGTGCAAGCGGTGGTATTAACATCGACCAGACACTGTCCGGGTCATGGGCTGTCGCTCCGGCTCAGCTTGGTCAGACGATTATCGTTAATAACTCTACTCAGCCCCCAACTATCTACACTATAAATGCCTATTCATCGTGTAGATTTAATGGTGGCAGTACGAGAATAAACGCAGGTGGAACATCTACCGGAACTGGCTCACCAAGCGGAGGAACCAATACAGGAATATCTTTGACCGCCATCCACACGGGTGCATACGATTAAATGATCGTTATTATCGATTGATTAATGGATATCTATATATCTTATTCGCTATGCATGGAATCATCATGCTGTTATTGTTTATATACTTATATCTACGAGGATTTTTAGAAATGGAAAAAGCCATTATAGCGATAGGATTTTTGTTTTTACTCTCTGGATGCTCAGGTATGCTCGAAAAACAGTCTCCGGTGTGTACTGGCACAGCTTTAGTCGGTGGTCAGGAAACAGATGTTCAGATTTACAGCATTCGTAAGCAAAACAATCAGACGCTGTATCGAGCTGGTTATCCGTTCAATTGGCAGTGGGTTGGGAAAAATAACTTTATTTCAACCACGTGTGGCACCTAAATTTGTTATTAAAAATGCTATAAGTTAGAATTATATCGCTGTTGTGAATCCACCTATGCGGATGGGCGTACAGCTGAGCTATCTCTGATGAGATCGTAAACGAGACCGCGGACTCTTTGGCTGGAGAGTTCACTGGGAGGCACCCAGCACAACAGCAACCAATTACAAACCCTGCTTCGGCAGGGTTTTTTATTGCCCGAAAGGAGCGCATATGTCTGCAGGAACTATCACCCTGACAAACGGGTCCGCTATCGTTGGCGGTTCCGGAACCTCATTCGCAACTGAACTCTCCGCAGGTGACTTTATTGTCTCCACTGTGGGCGGCGTTGATTATACGCTCCCCGTTAAATCGGTTGAGAGTAATGCGCAACTCACGCTTGTCAGTAACTTCACCGGGCCTACACAATCCGGCGCGGCCTGGTCAGCGGTTCCCCGTGTGGCGCTGAACATGGTAACTGCCGCGCTGGTAGCGCAAAGTGCTGAGGCGCTGCGTGGATTGAATTACGATAAACAGAACTGGCAGCAGGTTTACAGCGCTGCCGGAAATATCACAGTGAAGCTGCCAGACGGCACGACATTCACCGGCCCGTCATGGAAATATCTGTCTGACAACATGGCAACCAAGAGCGGCGGGGCCGTACCTGTTAACCAGGGCGGTACCGGTTCGACAAGCGCATCAGGTGCTCGAACAAACCTCGGTTTGGGAGACAGCGCAACCAAGAACACTGGTGAGGGTGATAATAATGTGCTGGTATCTGGGGCGTTTGGCTTGGGTTCTAAAAATTTACCAGTAATCGGCGACATCTGGGACAAAAGCCAGGGCACCCGTTTTTGCAATGTCACTCCCGCGACCTCTGGCGGTCCTGGAATGTATGGTTCTGGCATCCGGTTATCAGACCGTAATATTGGGAGTGGAAGCACTCCGGTAGCGCAACAATCATTTGCTGCGCTGATTCTTAGCGGGAAAATTATTCAGTTCATGAGTATGTCGGATGGCAATGATTCTGGCTGGATGCGGATTTACCACACCGGAAATACGACCCGTGCATCTGACGGTACGTTAAAAGCCGCTTCTCCGATTGTACAGTTGTTCGGTGATGGTTCGTGTCAGCTTAACGATGAATCTGAAGGATGCACTGTAACCCGCCAGGCTATCGGTGAGTATCTGATTGAAGGGTGTGTGGGGCTGAATGCTGACGCTGCATGGGGTGGGATTGATGGCGGCTTTGAAATACCCTCTGATCGAAATAAGCAGCCTTTAATCTGGCTGGACTATGAGGTTAAGGCTGACGGTTCTATCTTGGTGAAAACCTACCACCGCACACATCCTTCAGCACCTGCTTATGCCAGAAATGAACGTGACGGGATCAATGACGGAGAGCCTATTGATATCCCGTCAGATCAGTTCGTCAGCGTTCGAGTAGAAATGCCTGCTAACAGCATCTGGAATCAAAAACAGCTGGCTGCTAAAAAAGCTCTCGATGACGCTCATGAATTAGAAGCCAACAAAGAGAGTGGCTCTTGATAGGGCTGCCGCCCATCGCATGAAAAACGGGCGGCAACTGGTTGCTCTGTATTCATGCCCGAGTAAAATTTATAGGCCAACCTGACGAACGGTCGGGGACTCAGAAACCAGCCACATATCGGATTATTCAAACACTTCCTCCAGCTGCTACTCAGGTGGGCTTCTTCTGAAACTTGAATTGAGCATTTGCAATAGCAACCAGCCTCTCGCTTTCCTTTTCTATCCGCATATTCACCTCCTTTAAAGCCTCGCTTATCGCGTGAGCGAATAACTCACGATCATCTTCGTTCGATGGGTCTTTTTCTTCTATGTACTTCATCAACTTCTCAAGCCATCCATCAGGCTGAGCATCCCTGTAAATAGTTTCGAACAAAATTTGAAGTATTTCTGAATTCAAAGATCGGCCATTTTTAGTGGCTCTATTTTGAACAGCTTCCTTCAGCTCATCAGGCATTCTTAGCCCGAATGGTGCAATGTTCCTAGTTCCGCGCATGATCCAACCCACATCTAAAAGCGATATCACAGTGTAATCAAAAAAAACTTGACGACATAGATTCACGGTGTGCAGGCAGCATAAAAATAATATTCAGCACAGCAAGCACATAGCCCACTTCGGTGGGCTTTTTGCTATCCGCATGTTGATCGACACCACCGATCAATAATACTGTATGTATATACAGTAACTATCGGAGGTGAATCATGGGATTCCCGAGTCCAGCGCAAGACTATGTAGAACAGCGCATATCGCTCGATAAGCGCATCATATCTAGACCAGCGGCTACGTACTTCATGCGTGCCGGAGCGACGCATTATCGCGAAGGCATCCTCAGTGGTGCCTTGCTAGTCGTTGATGCTTCTCTGAGGCCATGTGATGGATCACTACTGGTTTGCAGAATTGAAAGTGAGCTCAGGATAAAGCGATACCGCAATCATCCAAAGCCCCACCTTGAGGATTTACAGACTGGCAGACACGAAGAGATACCAGCATACGATGACGGAACTAGCCCGGATGCGATATTTGGTGTTATCACATACATCATCAATGATGCGCGTTCTGGTGAGTTTGATGATTGTCCGGTGGTGTAGGTGGCGCTATGCCACCTTCTCATCTAACCAATCTGCATTGTATGGAGAGAACGGGACATGGAACTTGTTTTTTGCTTCTATGGCTATTAATTCGGCTAACTCAATATCCTTGTAGTTTCCAAGGTACAGCGTGGTTTTATTAACCATTACCCTGACTCTCCATTTTCCATTAGTGTAACTTACTCCAGTGATGCCACTGGTGTTGTCTTTTCTTTTCCCCGAGTTCCTGCAGTTTTCCGCGTTTGTTGCAACCCGAAGATTGCAAATGCGGTTATCAAGCCTGTTTCTGTTTATATGATCAATGCACTTTGATGGGTAATAACCATACACATATAGCCATGCCAACCTGTGAAGAAGATAGTATCTTCCATCAATTTTTGATTGTAGATAACCACTGCTATCTACAGAATGAAGCTTCTTTCCGGCACGGGAGCAACCCCGACTAACCTTCCAGTGAAACTCTCCATTTTCGCAATCGTAATCAATAAGTTGTTTCAGCCTTTCCTGTGTGATTATTTTACCCATAAAATACCCTTCAGTTGTTAAGTTATCTTCTCATCAAGATAATCTGCCCACCACTGCATCATTTCGCGACGCGTGTCGAGATATTCAGCGTGGTTGTACACTGAGCGAGTCCCTCCGCTAACGTGTGCCAGTTGCATCTCTATCGCGTCCTTATTCCAGTGCTTCTCGTTGAGCACGGTGCTGAACTGATGCCGCATTCCATGCCCGCTCGTCTGGCCTTCGTAGCCAATGCTGCGTATCACTCCGAGCACGGCATTTTCACTGATAGGCTTCTTCCTGTCAGTTCTGCCAGGGAAGCAGAGCTCGTACTGACCAGTGATTTTTTGCAGGAACTTGAATAGTTCGATAACCTGGTCTGACATTGGAACGACATGTAGCTTTCTGCCTTTCATGACTTCAGGGTCAACGCTGATTAACCTGGTTTCGTAATCAATTCCCGTCCATACCAGCGAACGTAATTCCACTGTACGCATAGCAGTATAGTGTAGAATCTGCGCTGCTATCTTCGATACAATCCATCCACCATACGCGTTCAAAGCGCGCTGGAATTCGTGTATGCGGTGCATAGGAAGAAAAGGGTAGTTCTGCTTTCTGTATCCTTTCATAGCGCCAGCGAGGTCTCTGGATGGATTGTATTTAGCCCTGCCAGTTATGATCGCATAGCTGAACACCTCCCCGCATCTACGCCTCGCCTTATCAGCGCGCTCCATTGCGCCCCTGTCCTCGAATATCCTGATGACCTTCAGCAGCGTCATTGGCTCTACATCATCCATACGCAAGTGACCGATAACAGGAAGTATATCGTCAGTGAACATGCTCATCATCTCGTCAGCATATCCCTTAGACCACACCTTTGATTTATGCGCGTGCCACTCACGGAAGATATCGCCGAACGAATCTGCAGCTTCCTCTTTCTCTTTCCTCTTTAATGCTTGCTTCTGCTCGGCCGGGTCGACACCAGTCAGCAGCTTCATTTTTGCTTCAGACTGTTTTGCCCTGGCTTCGGTGAGAGATATTTCAGGGTAGGGCCCAATGACCAGTGTCTTTTCCTTCCCTTCGAACCGGTAACGCATTCGCCACACCTTTTTCCCTGATGGCGGCACGAACAGGAAAAGCCCCCCGGCGTCAGCGAGGCGATATGATTTTTCCGCAGGTTTGGCTGCGTCTATTTGCTTTACCGTAAGCAT